TCACCGTATTCTTCCCAGAAGCCAAAATACCTGTCCTCTTCCTGTCCTCCCACTTGTCCGCTCATTGTCCTTTCCATGTCCGCTTTAGGGCCGATGATGGCCGCCAATCCGAGATAAAATGATAGTGTCGAAAGATAAAAACTTAATACCGAACGGGGCTGTGAATGAGACTTTCACGGCCCTATTTTTTTCTCGCCGGTTTCAGAGGCAGCGGCAGGCATCCCATACGGGCGTACCCTCATTGCAGCGGGTGATGATACCAGGTAGGCGCTATAGAGGAAGGGCGTTCGAACAATTGTGCAATAGAAGGGACGCCGGATGGGGCCAGCCGTGAAGTGTTCTGGAAGCGTCGGCCGTTCGATGCCGGTTGAATGCTGTCCGGAATGCTGCGTCCTTGAAAATCGGCGGGAAAAACAAGCCTAAGCGAAGGCAGGTGAGCATTTGTCACAGTCGATCATGAACGACGTGGTGCAGCGGGTGGCTGCGGCGGTAGCGGCCCGGTTTCGGGATCTGCCGGTTTATACCGAGCCGAGTCCGGAAGGATTCACGGGGCCGTGCTTTTTCGTGCGGCTGCTTAAATCGGAGCAGAATCAGGAGCTGGGGCGGCGCTTTAAGCGGACCTATTCGCTTGATGTCGGGTTTTTCCCCGCGGCGGAACGCAGCCGAGAGTCCGCCTACGACATGGCGGAGCAGCTCTGCGAGCTGTTTGCGGATTTTCCGGCGGATGACGGGCTGTCGCATGGGGCGGGCATAAACGCCGAAATCAAGGACGACGGGACGCTGCATCTGTACCTGACATTCCGCCAATGGGTCTGGTCGCCGGCCAGCGAAGAGATCAAGATGAGAAAACTTCGGCAGGAGGGGAAGGTTAAAGATGGTGTTTAAGAAGAAAGCGGACAAGCCTGTGGCACCGGCGGAACGGACTTTTTCCAAGGCCCAGCTGCTGGCGGCCAAACGCTTTAGCGGCGTGGAAAAGGACATTTTGCACGTGACGCTGGAGGACGGGGCGGCCTATACGGAAGCCCAGGCCGAGCAGGCGCTACAATCATTTATCCAAAGAGGAGTGAAGGAACATGGCTAACGGCACATGGACAACGCAAAATAAAGTATCTCCGGGGGTTTACATTAATTTTAAATCGGCGGCTCGCCCGCTAGGCACGGTCGGCGAGCGCGGGGTAGCGGCTTTTCCGGCATCGCTGCCTTGGGGGCCAAGCGGATTGATCAAGCTGGAGGCGGCGACTTTTCTGCAGAACGCCTTGAAGCTGCTGGGCTTTAACGCGGCTGACGCAAGAATCCGCCACATTGCAGCGGCGATGGCGCACGCCAGCCAGGTGCTGATCTATCGGCTGGGGGCCAAAAACGCCGTAAAGGCTACGGCCGCTATCGGCAATTTGACGGCTACCGCCAAATACGGCGGCTCGCGCGGCAATGACCTGCAAATCGTCGTGCAGGCCAGCGTGGATCAACCGGACGCTTACGAAGTCCGCACGTTGCTGGAAGGCGAGGAAGTCGACGCCCAGATCGTCGGTTCGGCCGAGGCGCTCGTAAGCAATGACTTCGTCACGTTCGCGGGCAGCGGTGAGTTGACCGAAACGGCGGGAACGGCGCTGGCGGGCGGCAAGGAAGGCACCGGCGGAAACGGCGACTGGACCGATGCTTTGGCGGCTTTGGAAGCGGAGGAGTTCGACGTGCTTGGTTTGCCGACCGACGATTCCGCGCTGAAGCAGTTGGCCGTGGCGTATACAAAACGTCTGCGGGACGATGAAGGCAAGAAGTTCGTCACCGTCCTCTACAATTACCCGCAAGCGGACTACGAAGGGGTCATCAGCTTGAAGAATAGCGTGATCACCGCCGAAGGATTGACGGTGGAGCCGATTTCCCTGTTGTGGGAAATCGCCGCGATGGAAGCGGGAGCAGCCGTCAACGAATCGCTCACCTATGCGGAGATTCCGAATGCGGTTGACGTAACGCCGAAACTGACGTACAGCGAGACGATCAAGGCGCTGCAAAACGGCGAGCTGGTGCTGACGGCGGCGAACGGCAAGGTGCAGATCCAGCAGGATATCAACACCTTCAAGACATTTACGCCCGAAAAAGCCAAACATTTCAGCAAAAACCGCGTCGTGCGGGTATTGGACACGATCGCGCGGGACATTCAGCGTACTTTCGGCGCAAGTTACATCGGGAAAGTCGGAAACAACGCGGACGGCCGCAATTTGTTGAAAGGCGAGGTGCTCAGCTATCTGGGAACCCTGCAGGGCATTGGAGCGATTCAGAATTTCAACGCGGAGACCGATCTGGAAGTGCTGCCGGGCATCGACGGGGACGCCGTTGTCATCAATCTGAGCGTGCAGCCGGTGGATAGTATCGAAAAAATCTACATGACCGTCACGGTCAACTAAGGAGGACGAAAACATGGCAGGTTCTTTTTTTAATGTGAAAGATGCGATAAGCGGCAAACAGGCCAAAGCCTTCGTAAAAATCGGCGACCGGACGGAGGAGCTGTTCTACGCTAAAACGTTGGAGTCGACGATCGAAAAATCGAAAGTGGACGTCCCGACGCTGGGCAGAACGGGGACGCCGCAGCGGTCGGCCGGCTGGAAAGGCACAGGCACGCTGACCATTTATTACGTCTCCTCCTTTTTCCGCAAGCTGATGGAGGACTACGTGAAGAACGGGAACGACTTCTGGTTCGATCTGATGATTACGAACGAGCAGCCGGGAAGCAGCGCGGGCAAACAAACCGTGTTCCTGCGGAACTGCAACCTCGACAGCATCATTGCGGCCAAATTCGACGCGTCCAGCGAGGATATGCTTGAGGAAGAGATTCCGTTTACCTTCGAGGATTATGACGTGATGGAATCCTTTAACGCGATTCAGCCGACCAACTAACGATTCTTTAACGGAAAAATAAAACCATTCAGGAGGAGATTCACGAATGAGCTCTTTATCTGCTTTTTTTGCGCAAAATGCCGCCGCCGGACTGGTGGAGGAAGTTGTCGTGTCCGAACGTTTCAAGGATGAGCAGGGCCAGCCGGTCCCGTGGCGCCTGCGCAGCATGACCGAGGAGGAGAACGAGACGATCCGCAAATCCTGCCAGCGCAAGGTGAAGGACAAAGGAATGGTCAGCTACGAGACGAACACCGATGAATACCTGGCCAAGCTGGCGGTCGCCAGCGTCGTATTCCCGGATTTGAAGAATGCCGAGCTTCAGCAATCCTATCAGGTGATGGGCGCGGATCAATGCCTGCGGAAGATGCTGCTCCCGGGCGAATACGCCACACTTGTGCAGAAGGTCCAGGAGATCAACGGCTTCGACAAGAGCATCAACGAACTGGCGGATGAAGTAAAAAACTGATCGATGAGGGCGACGGCGAAACGGTCTGCGCCCTCTTCGCCCTGAACCGCTACCACTTGATGCCCTGGGAGTTCGCCGCGTTGGGCGCAAAGCAAAAGGCAGCGCTCATCGCGATGATCCAGGAGACCATCAAATCCGAGAAAAAAGCGGCGAAGAAAAAGTGAACATCCTGCCTGGAAAGAAGGTGAAGCCATGGCAACTCCAGATTCCATGATAGTAGTGTACGACAGAATGAGGAATCTGCTTCCTCAAGTCATCCAGCCTGCCGAGCAGTCGATTGTCGTCTGGGAGGCCTCCGCGCGGGCGATGAACGACAACGTTAATGTGATGCTGCAGTTCTTACAGACCCTCCAGCAAATTATATCTAGCGAATTGAAGGCGCATCGGGAAGCGATGCAGGCCACGCAAGCGCAAGAGGAATTTAACCAGGAGCTGGACGAGTCCGCCAAGAAGGGGAACAAGCTTGTCGAAGCTTTTAAAAAGATGGACCTGAGTAAGATCGCATCGACGGGTAAAGAGTTCCTCGGGCGGATCTTAAGCGACGGCGCCCAGCAGCAAACCGCAATCGATCAACTTTCCTTCAGTGCCGGCAGTCCGGGGGCGGGGCAGCAGATTTTTGACCAGACAGCCTCGCAGGCGCTGCGGTACGGGCAAGATGTGGACACCGCAATGGCCGGTACGCAGAAATTTATGTCGATAACGACTGATCCCGCACAGCTCGCCGAACTGAATATGCTGGCGATGCGGCTTGAGCGGCTTAACCCCGGGCAAGGGTTGGAAGGGGCCGCCGATGCGCTTTCGCAAGTACTGTCCGGAAGTACGGAAGGCTTAGGATCTTTCGATATTTCGGCCGGGGCGATCGATAACAGCGGAGTTCAAACGGCGGGGCAGCAGGGTAACGTGAACGGCGTCATCGCGGCGATGGATGAGCTGCTGAACAAACAGCGGATGACGCAGGCAACTTTTGAAATGATGATGGACTCCCCGGCGGTGAAATGGAAGCGGGTGGTAGACACCTTTAACTTCCAGCTCGGATCGATAGGCCGTCAGGGGCTAAACGCGCTTGGGCCAATGTTTGACTCTTTCCTGGAAGTGTTGAACAGCGATGCGTTCAAGAGCTTTATCGACGGCTTGGGGGCAGGCTTAAGCATCGTGGGGTCTTTTTTGGGCGAGGTGGCCGATGGGCTGGCGGCGTTCTTTGGAGCATTCACGTCCAACGGTTCTTCCTCTTATTTTATCGTTCTCGGAATCATAGCGGCCTTGGGGCTGATGACGATCATGCTCTGGGCGATGGTTGCACCGGTTGTGGCCCAAGCGATAGCATGGTTGGGCGTTTATTGGCCGATACTGCTCATCGCCGCCGGAATCGCCTTACTCATCGGTGTGCTGATGAATTTGGGAGTCTCCGCCCAGACCATTGTCGGTGTTATCGCGGGAGCATTTTACGGTTTTTTTGCCTATTTGTATAACCAGTTTGCACTTCTCTACAATGTAATAAGCAGCTTTGTTGAATTTTGGCTCAACGTATTCCATGACCCGGTTTATGCCATCAAAAAGCTGATCTACGATCTGGCGATGGCGTTTGGCGGGTATATGTACAATATGCTGCGCTCCGCGGAAGACTTCGTCGAAGGTTTTCTTAAATCGTTCCAGGGCGTAAAAGGATTGGCAAACGGCTTAATCAAGGCGTTTAATAAAGTGTCCGGAAAAGATGTCCCGATGATTGATGACTGGAATTTCCATCGAATCAGCGATGGGGTACAAAGCTTCATGAACGGAATACCGGCTCCGGAGAAGCCGGATGGTGTCATTACTTTAGACAAGATGCAGTATAAGAATCCTGCCGAAGAGGCTGAAAAAGGCAGCAAGAAAGCAGTGGAACAATTTGATAAGCTTGCAAATAAGACGAATTCCTTGACCTCCGGCTTCGGGAAAGACCAGTCCCAAGATGCTCTGATTTCAGGCTTGGGAGGCGGAAACATCACCAACATCGGCAGCGTCGGGAACGTCGGCAGCGTGGACCGTGTTAATGAAACCGTGGATATTTCCTCGGAGGATTTAAAAATGATGCGTGAGCTGGCCGAACTGAAAAATATCCAGAATTACGTTACCTTGCAGCCGTCGATCAGTTTCGGGGATACCCATGTCCGTCAGCAGAGCGACATCAATACGATCATTGCGCATATCACAGAAAAATTAGAACAGGATATCGTCACCTCGGCGGATGCTGTCTATGGTTAGTAGGAGGGATGGATGGTGCGAGTATATGGCGTTGAGTTAAGTTTTAACAACAGGGCCGAGGTACTGAAGCTGCCGATCAACCCTTCCGAAATCAAAGTCAGTGAGTCCGGTCAAGGCAGCTCGTATGATGTGGCCGGGCTGGGCCAGATCAATGTGATTAAGGATCGGGGGTTGACGGAATACAGCTTTAGCGGCTTGTTCCCGGCCCAATGGTATAAGTTTGTGGCGACGGATGACCTGTTGCACCCGGTTGAATATATCAAGATGATCGAAAAATGGATGATCGCCAAGCGGCCGATCCGGTTTATTTTCACCAGTGACACTTACGACATTAATACACCGGCCAGCATCGAGTCTTTTACTTGGAAAGAGGTGGCCGGCAGCGGCGGAGACATTGAATACGATATCCAGCTTAAAAAATATGTTTTTTACGCCGCCCAGAAAATTACCCGGGAGACCACCAACGGGGGCGGCCAGGTACAAAAGAAAACGGCCAAAACCCGGCCCAATGATAAGCAGCAACCGAAGAACTATACGATGGTTGCCGGCGACAGTCTGTGGAAGGTGGCTCAGACGAAGCTCGGCAATGGAGCCCTTTGGAAGGAAATCCAGAAGCTAAACGGAATTAAGGACTCCGACCTGAAACGGCTGCCTGTAGGAAAGGTGCTGAAGCTGCCATGACCATGGCTGTGAAAATCATCAATCGGCAGGGGACCGGCAACGACGCCGAATGGGATGTTAGCGAAATCGTGAAAGGCCTGTCCTGGAAGACATCCCGGATCGGCAAGGCGGGGAGCGTTTCTTTTACGCTGATTAAAGGTTCTCCTTTTCAAACCACTAATTTTACGTACAACAATGGGGATATCGTGCGGGTCCGGGTGAATGACACGAATGTGTTCCACGGCTATATTTTCAGCATTGACGAGGGCCGGGACGAAGCCGTCAAGATCACCGCGTACGATCAGATCAGGTATCTAATGAACACCGACACCTACGTATTTACGGGCGTCACGGCGACGGAGGTTGTGCAGCGGATCGCCAAGGATTTCAATCTGAAGCTCGGGACGGTGGCTGATACGAAGCACCGAATCCCGACGATGACCGAGGATGGTAAAAAGCTGCTGGATATCATCGACAAGGCGATCACCTTGACCCTTCACCATACAGGCCGCGACTACTGCCTCTACGACGATTTCGGTTCGCTCTGCCTGCGCGAGGTGAATGATGCCGGGTTGGATCTGATTATCGGCGACGGCAGTCTGATGTACGACTATGAGGTTAAACGCTCGATCGACAGCGATACGTACAACCAGATTAAGTTATATAAGGACAACAAGGAGACCGGTAAACGTGAAATTTACATGGCCAAGGACAGCGTCAATATTAAGCGCTGGGGCTTGCTGCAGCACTACCAGTCGGTAGATGAAGACTACAACACGGCGCAGATCAGCGAGCTTCTGGATAAACTGGCCAAGCTTAAGAACCGTGAGACCAAGTCGCTTAAGGTAAACGCCCTGGGGGATATCCGCGTCCGCGCCGGCATGCGCGTCCGGATTATCATATCGGAATACGGCGTCGATCAGGCGCTGCTGGTGGATGAGTGTTCTCACGACTTCGACGGGGCGGTGCATACAATGACACTGGATTTGAGGGTGGTGTGAATGGCGGATTTACTAGGTACATTGAAAAAAGCTGCAACAGACGCCGTCCATGCCGGCAACCCTGTCGCAGTGCTGTTCGGCGAAATAAGCAAGGTGAATCCGCTGGAGGTAATCGTTGATCAACGGTTTACACTCACTGCGGATTTTTTGTATGTGACAGAACGCTTAACCCGATATGAAATCGATCTAAAACACAACCATACGTTTGACGGAGGAGTTACCCGCGATGCGTTGCCGGAAAAGATCGATCTCCAGCATAACCACACATTCGATGGCGGAATTGCCGGCGACGCGCTGCCGGACAAACTCGATTTAAAACACAACCACGCGTACAACGGTGGAATGACGGGGGACGCTTTGCCGGAAAAAATTGTGATCCGCGAAGGGCTGCAAGCCGGTGATGCGGTTCTGTTGCTGAGAGTACAAGGCGGTCAAAAATATGTCGTATGGGATAGGGTGGTGAGCGGATCATGATACCGGAAACAGACGAGAATCTGTTAAACGAGCCGTTAGTGGACCAGCCCATGCCGTCCCTGACTTGGCAAATTGATTTGGGCAGGGGACGCATCGCCGGGAAGACGGACGGCTTGGACGCCATCAAACAGGCGGTATTCAAGGTTTTCCAGACGGATCGCTTTTGGTATGACATCTATTCATTCGATTATGGCCACGAGCTAACGCTGCTGCTCGGCAGCAGCCCAGTATTTGCCCGGTCCGAGGCGAACCGGATGATTCGGGAGGCATTATTGCCTGATGACCGGATCGACTCGCTGGAAAATGTGGAGGTTGAAGTAGATGGCGATCGACTCATCATCCGTTTTACCGTGGTGACAGCGTACGGCAGTTTTGAGCAGGAGGTGAGACGTAGTGTATGAACACATGACTTTTGATTTTATACTGCAGCGAATGCTCTCCCGGGTACCGGATACGATCGACAAAAGGGAGGGCAGCGTTATTTATGACGCATGCGCACCGGCCGCGGCCGAGCTGGCCCAAATGTACATTGAATTGGACGTTAACTACACTCTTTCATTCGTGGACACGGCCAGCGGCGAATATCTGAGCCGGAAAACGGCTGAATTCGGGGTGAACCGCATACCGGCGACGCCGGCGGAGCGAAAAGCGATGTTTTACAACTCGGCCAATGACCTCATGGATGTACCTCTGGGTACACGGTTTGCGATTGCCGATTTGTCCTTTACGGTCAAAGAGAAGATCAGCACAGGCATATATAAAATGTCCTGTGAGACACCTGGCACGATCGGTAATACGCAGTTCGGTCCACTGTTGCCGATCGATTATGTGGCCAACCTGACCCGGGCCGTGTTGGCTGAAGTGCTGGTGCCGGGGGAAGACGAGGAGCCGGACGATGTACTCCGCAATCGATTTTACGAGACCGTCAACGAACCGGCTTTTGGCGGCAATGTCGCCGATTACAAGCAGCGGATCAATCGTATCCCGGGCGTCGGTGCGACCAAGGTTTACCCGGTCTGGCAGGGCGGAGGGACCGTTAAGTGCACCATCATTGCCGCGGACTGGACGCCTCCGTCGCCGGCGCTGATCGATGAGGTGCAAACGATCATCGACCCCACGGTCAATAGCGGTCAAGGATTTGGTCAGGCGCCGATCGACCATAAAGTGACCATTGCCGGAGTGACGGGCCTCCCGATCAATGTCGAGACGACGCTGACTCTAGCGACAGGAGTCACGCCCGGTCAGGTGCAGGCAGATGTTGAAGCTGTGATTGCGTCTTATCTGCTGGAGCTCCGGAAAGATTGGGCCAATCAGCAGCAGATCATCGTCCGGACCGCGCAGATCGATGCGCGAATCCTGACCGTGAACGGCGTCGAGGATGTGACCGGGACGACCGTTAATGGATCGGCAGCCAACTTAACGCTGGAGGCCGATGTGGTGCCGCAGCCGGGGACGGTGACCCTCCGTGTCTGATGATCGCATTTTGATCCATCTGCCGGCCTTTTACGGCGGCATTGAAGATTTTATCCGGCTGGCCGAAACGGAGACCATCGAGCTTGATTTGGCTCAGGGAGCCATCGACCAGCTTTTTGATGACCAGTTTGTTGAAACGTCCGCGCTGCAGGCGATCAAACGGCGCGAGCAGATGCTTGGCATCCAGGCGGACCCCACGAGAGAGACGCTGGAGTTCCGCCGGCGCCGCATTCTTAACCGCTACCAGACCAAACCTCCGTTTACCGTCAGATATTTGCAGCGGCAGCTCGACGCACTGGTCGGCAAAGGGATGACGATCGCGTCGGTGGACTATGCCAATCGGGTTTTGACGGTGACGGCCAACATTGACAATGCTAGCGTCTTCAAAGAGGTGCTCCGGACGATTGAGACGATCAAGCCGGCCAACCTCGTGTACCAACAAAACACGGCGCTAGAGGGAGCCGTTGCGCTGGAAGAGCATATCAGCGCGCGGGAAATGACATGGAATTACAAGCTGGACGGCTCTTGGAAGCTCGGGGAAAAACCATTCCTTACTTATGGACCGGAGGTGCCGATTAAATGATAGCTTCAAATTTGCTACACGATGTTGCCGAGTATGTAAATGGCCGGGTAGCCAAAGTGGTCATCAACGGGACTTATGTCATTACGAATTTTGAAGTAAAGGCTGTTACTAACAACGTGCTGGCTCTCAATTATGTAGTGCCGGTCAAAGAAGTATCTTTGATCACGTTGGTTGAGCTCAAAGACTCGACAGACGTCGTGTTTACGTCAAACGCTGTGAACATCCCGATTACGGCAGACCACCTAATGTTACAAACAATTGAATTTAAGGAGGGATTAAAGTAATGGCCAAAACGGATTGGACAATTTCAGATGTGGTTAAAGCACAAGACATGAACAACATCGGCGAAGAAATTAACAGCCTGAAAAATGCTATAGATAATATTCATATCCCGGATGCAGGCCTGACCGAAAAAGGTATCACAAAGCTCTCCAACGCCGTGAATAGCACCAGCGAAATTGAAGCTTCGACGCCGAAAGCCACGAAAACAGCATACGACGCAGCAGTGGCGGCACAAAATACAGCGAACGCTGCAAATACGGCTGCTGCAGATGCGCAGAACTCGGCGAACGCGGCGAATTCTGCCGCTGCTAACGCTCAGGGAATGGCTAGCGCGGCAAGCAGTGCGGCTGTTACCGCTCAAAGCAAGGCAGATGCCGCCAGCAACGCCGTAGGTCCCCTCTCAAGCCTGCTTACGTCGGCAAAGGGGAACGCGGTTGCCGCCATAAACGAGGTTTTTCAATCTGGAGTTGACGCTAAAAATCAGATTGTGGGCGCCGTCAACTCCAAGCTAGGCGCAGGAGCGTCCACAAGCGATCCGTGGGCTACTATAGCTCAAAAGATCACAGACTCGAAAGCGGTACGATCTATCTTTGGTTTTGGATCATCTGTGGAGTGGGGTATCCAAAGAAATGCCGGATACGCAAGTGCAAATTACCCGCCAAGTTATTATAGGGTTGAGCTAGATTTAGGCTCCGGGACCGACACTAAAGATTGTTATCTATATACCCTAACACCTATAGACTTTACTGGCGTGACACAACTCTATTGCCTCGGAGTACAGCAAATCAACAGATTGGGCAGCGACATCGCTAGGGTGGTTGTTGACCCGGTGCAGCACGGAAGTTACAGCGGAGGGAGCGTCATCGCATCGAGTGATATACCGTATCATGGTAGTGGATATCGGCAAGAGTTCAATATATATACAAAAGGATTAACTGGTTGGTACTATTTAAGAGTACATGCTAGAGGGGTATCAGGAAAATTGTGGTTAGAGAAGATGTTGCTAAATTGACCAAAACAAAGGGGAGATATACATGATCAGGATGTTTAAAAGTAATAAAGGCTTATGTCGAAGCAATCGAGTTTAAAGATTTTAAATTGATTTAGGAAATTATCCGGTTTACGGGAATGGTGGCCACAGTGAAATTCGATATGGATGGCTCATTCGATCGATTACTATCGAAAACGGGAAGAAGCCTGTCGTAGCCATTCCAGGACAGTTCATCTACAAAAACAACACCGGGGCCATTGGAGTTTTAAGACACGCTCGGCACTGAGGTAGACTGGGACACAAGACAAAGACGGTCATGATTACAAAATAATGGATAATCATAAGGCCCACTAACCAAAATGGGAGGTGGGCTTTAACATGTCTTTAAAAAACGTTAAATTCATACATCAAATTGTTGTGTTACAAGCAAGAGTATGGATATTTTCAAACTGTATCTGGGGGCTCAGTTTTTGAGGAGATCTGATTATAATACCGTATGCCTCTTTTGACTATGTCACTCTTTTCTAAATCCTAACAACCATTTCTGTATATTATCGCCCTCTAGCTTTATTGGTTCGTCTTCTGTTCCAACAAAAATATACTGAGCTGATACTTCCTCAATTCCTTTTGCATCTTTAAAACTTGTCCCGCATAGAAGTGCTCCATCAAATATAGCGCTTGTTAGATCCACATTGTAAAAATTTGCATGACTTGAATTCGCTCTTCGAAAAGAAGCACGGTGCATATCTGATCCGGATAAGTCAGCAAAGCTAAGATTTGCGTCGTCAAAAGACGCCTTTATACCAAGGCAATTTCTCAAAATTGAATTTTTTAATGATGCATAATCGAATACAGTTTTGCTCAACATACATTCCGACAAATTCGATTAATCAAACGAAGAACCTAAAAAGTAGCAATCGCTCATATCATTATTTGTCAGGAAGGAGTTGCTTGCGTTTGAATCAACAATTTCAGAACAACTTAGATTAATCTCTGTTAGATTTAGTTCACATATCTCTTTTTTTACTATTTCTAACTTTCTTCCACTTTTCCCATCCGACTGTGCCCAGAGGTGATGGCTCAAAAACATATCTTTAATATCCATGCAATACTCCTTTTCGGGCATACCTCTGAATAACAATTAAAAATATACTTAGGTTATTGTTTTAAAATAAACTACAGCATATTTTCCCGCCTTAAACTTTCCAAAAGTCTCCGGTCAATATATAAGTCTGTTATTACTGAAAAATCGTCTGAATTGTTGTGGAGACCATGCGACAGTATAAATTTTTCTCCGTTATCCATAACTATCTCAACACCAACCACATTTGGTAATTCGGCGAGCAAGGCATTTTGCGGATCGCGCTTAATAATATTTACCATCCTTATTTTCTGCCCTACTATTCGGCTCCAATAGGAATTGCTGTATTGTTTATCCAGGGCACTAATAGCGTAGAGTTCTGGATCGTTTTCGAGGGGCTCATTAGTGGTGTAGCCTATATCATCTTTTTCAACCCATGTAATAACCGAATTTTGCGATGGGTCGCTGGCGGCCCCAATGACTAACCCCGATTGAAAATACATTAACACTGGTCCTGCGGTTAATGAGAAAACGTCTTCTTCTTCAATCTCACATTGCTCTAAGGCATCACTACCTTCCCACCAGCTAAATCTTGTCAATTGGCAAAGCGTCTGATTTTTATAATTTGAAACAACCTATTTTTATCAGACGGGAAAGAACTTAATCTAATGTCTGCATTCATTGAGTTCCCTCATTATCAACGCGATTCTCTTTTAGCAGTTTCAATAAGTAGATCTATCATTCTCAAGTTATTCTAAGTCTGCTTTGAGTCTCGGCCTGTATTAATGCTCTCAGAGGATGTTTCTGTTCAATAAGAATTTTTAGCTTGATAAGAAAAGGCCGACTTCGGCACACCCTGACCAAAGACGACCTATGAACATCACTATATTGTTAAGAATGAATCTTCTCAAGGAAGTCCTCAAGAACTTTTTTTACTGGTAAGCCTACTTTAGGCAGCAAATCACGTACCAGGCCTGCAATAATACAACCATAATCGTACCATGAGTCCTCAGAGGTATCGGCAGATAATAGATTATCCAATTCTTTATACATTTAACATCCCGAATCTCTTCTTTAGATTTTGTCTTTCTAGGTTATATAAGCTCTCTCTTACTCTAAGAGTTAAATATCCTTGAGTTCTATTTTTTCAATTAGCCCCCAATTTACACCATCCTCAAGTTGATAGTCCAGCTCTTCTAATAATTTAAATCCTTCTTGTTCGATTCCTGAATCATGCCCATAAACTTGAAAGTACCGTTCTTTAAACTGTACATACCAATAATAAATACTGTAATAAATACTTTGTTTATCCAGAGGGATTGCGCTAACATTGTTCTTTAAATAAGAATAATATGCCAACAACTCGTTTAAATGAGCATCATTTATAGAATCATTGTAGAAATTCTGTAGTTCTTCATCAGAAATATATTTCTTAATTTCTTCTTCCTTTAAAATTCTCATACATCTCACCCCTAGTGACTATTCAGGAAAGAACCTCACATCAATATCGATTTTTCTAGAATTAAATAAGTTTGTCAATTGTTCTACAGCCTTCTCATCAGATACTAACCATTCTACCTTATAACCTGCAGTAACTGCCGCCTCTTGCTGTCTTAATGCCTCTTGTACTACTTTATTCTTAGCAAATTCAGGTAGTTCATCAACGTGATAGAATGATTTCGGTTTTATTATAAGCTTGCCATCCTGCAAAACATCCTCTAAAAGGTTCTCAAACTGTACATACCCCCCTTTTGGATGAGGTAAATAATAACTTTCGTTGTTAGGATTTATTTTTAGTTCAAAGTCATCTACTCTTGGATTATTCTGAGGTATTCTTTCACCAAAGAAACCTTTACCATATGGACGTGCATTAATATCATTGATGCCCCATTTTATCTTTGTATTATATTCGGGGGTTTTTGGCGTCCCCCCAACTCCCCGCTCCCTCTCCTCAATAAACTTCAGGTAATTCTCCTGCGCCGGGGTTCTGGGGAGGACGATATCATCGACGCTCGTTCCGGGGATGGGGGCCATCATGCCCCCGGAGGTCAGTCCTCTTTCGACCTTCACCGAATCGGAAATCTTCGGCAACAACTCAGCCAATTTCTTCGACGTCTTCGCCGAAATCTTGGCGCCGGATTTGGCCGCTCCGCTTACCAGCGTTAGCGCCATAACGGCTTTGGTCAAAGCGCGGCCATAGGTTACGCTCTCTTCGTAGGTGGCTTTGCCGCTGAAGATTTTGTCGGACAGCTCATTGATTTGTTCAAAAGGAACGACGAATTCTTGGGCTAACCCTTCGCCGACTGTATTTTTAACGTCATCGTAGGTGATCTCGCCGCCGGCGATCGCTTTACCCAGATCGTAATATCCCGGGATGGTTTCTGTCCAGAACTGCAGGCTGGTTGGCTGAACGCTTATTGCGTACTCAATCAAATCTTTGGCATCTTCACCAAGTTGCTTGACGATGCCCTCCCCGACGCCTACCGTCGTGAAAGCCGTGCTCATTCCGCGGGTGTCCAGGTCCGGATTATTGCGGATGCCCAGCCCTCTCTCGGCATAAGCCAATTCCAGCAGCTCTTTCGTAATTTTGCCGTCCACTTCAAATTGGTAGCCGTCCAGGCCGAACATGTCCCGGCGCACCGCGGCCACGGAACTGACGGTATTCGCAATGTGTTGGTAGCCCGCGACCGCGATCAAAAATTCCTCGTTGTACTTTCCGGTGATTTCGCCGTGATAGATGTTCATGTCTTTCAAATATTGCTGCAACTTGCGAATGTCTTCCTCGGGAACCTCCCGGTTATACGTATCAAGTTGTTCCTGAAGATTTCGTCTTTGCTCGGCGGCCTTAAGAACAGCAGCTTCGATTTGATCGTAGTGGCTACGCGCCCATTCCCGGTACACGGCGTTCAGCATTCCGGCTGCGATGACAAGCCGCAGTTCGCTTTCCTTTGGCATTGGGGATCTGTCCTGTTTGAGCGGATTGTATGCGCAGGCGTCCAAAGGCGAGCCTTTTTGGAACTCCGCCAAGCTGACTTCTTCCTTGAACCACTCCTGCGATACGCCTAAATCGGCCAACACCTTGCGATACTTCTCAGCCTCTTGATGGGTCTGCTCCATGTACATCCGGTTTCCATATACCATGTAAATACGGTAGGCCGCCTGGCTGCGGGCGATTTCTTCGAAACTTTTCGCGATAATCTCGAGTTCTCTTCTTGCGTTCAACTGCTCCTCTGCACTTCCGGTGTCCAAGCTAGCCAAAAGAGCAGCGATCCGCGCATCTTCTTTGACCGGGGCAAGACGGCTTTCAAGCGACCATTCCTGAATCTTCAGCAAAGACTCTTTGATCAACTGCAGGATGGAGGGATACGCTGCCGTAGCCGTCTGTGGGCCCGCTCCATCCCCTGCCGCAATGCCTGCAAACCGGTTCAACCCGCTCTGGAGCAGCCCCTTTAAAGTAAACACCGGCGGTTTCTTGGCACGGGTTAACGCCAGCATCTCTTTTTCGGTTTGGCGATATTGGCCGGCGGCCATCGTCAGAGCTTTCGCCTTGCTCCTCATATGATCGTCCAACTGCATCGACAGCGACATGATCTTTTGCAGCCGATCCCTTGCCGCCCGCGCCGCCGAGCGCACGTTATTTTCATGATAAGCCGATTCCACACTGCCGATCAGCCGGTTCAGTTCCCGGTACATCCCGGTGTTTGTCTCTTCAAAGGTCTGCCTTAACCGGTCCAGTTGGCGAGACAACTGCTCGATTTGATCGGGATTTACCTTTTGCAACAT